CGCTAATCTATAGGCATATGACAACACAAAACAATTCTGAAAAGCTAGAGGCTCTGAGGGAATTAAAGAAGCGTGAGAAATTAAACGCTTACAAAGGCGACTTTGAATTATTCGCCAAAGAACAATTAAAAATCTTACCCAAGGACTCCTCTAAAGGATTCCAATCTTTTGAGTTCAATGAAGCTCAGAGGATTGTAAATGAAGCACTTGAGAAACAACTCAAGGAAACAGGGAGAGTCAGAGCTATTATTTTAAAAGCTCGACAGATGGGATTAAGTACATACACGACAGGTAGGGTATTCTGGAAGAGTTACTTTAATGCTTACAACAAGTCAGTAGTTATGGCGCATGATGCGGCTACTAGTGATGCATTATTTGGTATGTCCAGGAATATCATTTATAACATGTCTGATACATTCAGACCAGTGTTAAAGAAGTCAAATGCAAAAGAGATTATGTTTGAGCATAATGATTCAGGATATCGGTTATACACAGCAGGGGCGCCTGAGGCTGGTAGGGGAACAACTCCTACAATTGCTCACTTATCTGAGGTAGCCTTTTGGGGGCATGATGAAAAGATTCTAGCAGGATTATTCCAAGGAATATCCCAGTCTGAAGGGACTGAAGTTATTCTTGAGAGTACAGCGAACGGGGTAGGTAACTCATTTCACAGGTTATGGCAGGGAGCTGTAAAGGGTGAGAATGAGTATATTGCTATATTTGTTCCATGGTACTTGATGCCAGAGTACATGAGGAAAGCCCCTGAGGGGTTTGAAAGAAATACAGAAGAAGAGATATTAGTTACTCGATACAACTTGAGTGACGATCAATTATACTGGAGAAGGTTAAAAATTGCAGAGGGTGGTGAGAATAAGTTTAGACAGGAGTACCCTGCGACACCTGAGGAAGCATTTATTGTTTCTGGCTCTAATGTATTTAACATTGAAAAGTTAAGTAAACTAATTCCTCAACCAATATTAGCCAAGAGAGAGTTTAACTTTGAATCTTCTATGATGGAGGATTTAAGAGATGGGTCTATCGAAATATTTAAGTATCCTACTTTTGAAGATGCCTTTGCTATCGGTGCTGATGTTGCTCTTGGGGTCGGTAAGGATTATTCTACAGCCGTGGTCATTAATGCCCAGAGGGAAGTGTGCGCAGTTTATCGCAGTAATACGATTGATCCTAGTCAGTTTGGTGATTTATTATTTTATCTAGGTAGGTACTATAATAATGCTTTGTTAGCAGTAGAGTCTAACTCTATGGGTATAGCAACATTAAACAGGTTAACTCAAATGGGTTACATGAATATGTACTATCAGACTAAGATGGCGAATGTATCCAAAGAAGAAGGTAGTAGGATTGGCTGGAGAACAACATCAGCGTCTAAACCAGCTATCATTGGATTCTTAAAAAATGCCATTGAACAAGAAGATATATGGATACCTTCTAGGGTTATTATTGGTGAATTAATGAATTATGTAGCAGACGAGTCTGGAAAGACAAATGCTATTATAGGTCAGAATGATGATACAGTTATTGCCCTTGCTATTGCTCTTGAAGTTATCAGGACACATGGGGATAGATTAACAAACACAACGGTACCCTTCTCACAACGTATGGGTAACTTTCAACAAATAGAAACAACTTGGATTTAAGGATAACGTTAGTTATACTAACATTATAAAATATTATGGCAACTAAACAAGGTTTGTATGACAACATCCATGCTAAACGGGAACGTATAGCTAAGGGTTCTGGAGAGAAGATGCGTAAAGCGGGTGCTAAAGGTGCGCCAACAGATAAAAGCTTCAAAGAGTCTGCTAAGACTGCTAAGAAGAAGTAATTTAAATTTAAACAAATAAAGGATTAACATGGCTCAACTTAGACTCGGTTCAACTTACATCAGTGACCCTTATAGCTCATCAGCATTAACATCAACAGGTGTTCCTGTTATTATCCCATCAAGTGGCACTATTGCTACTGCTGGTACTGTTACTTTGACTACTGCCCTTCCAGCTACTTTTTCAGGTGGTGCTTGGATGTATTTCCCAGCTACTGCTTTTGCCGGAACTGGTGTAGCAGGTGTATATTGGGTAGTAATGAGTTCAACAACTGCAGGTACAGTGTATCAGAATGTTTCTGTTCCTGCCTCACCTTTTGAACCTTATATCCCTTCCCAAGTATTGTCTGCGGTAGTAGGTAGCAACTCTGCTTACACTCAAACTACTGCTTCTGATCTAGTTCTTGTACGTACTACTGTTCCCGGTGGCTTGATGGGTTTATCAGGTGAAGTACATTACAATATGATGTTTAGCACTAATGCAACAGCTAACAGCAAACCTGTTAAAGTTAATTTTGGTGGAACAGCTATTCACACTTCTAGTTTGTCTAGTAATGTTACAACTAACATTGACAAGCTAATCTTTAATCGTGGTGCAACTGGCTCTCAAGTAGCTGGACCTTTGGCTGCTTTAGGTCCTGGTTCTTCTGCAGATGCCGCTTTGTATTTAACTGTTGATACTAACAGTGATTTTGATATTACTGTTACTGGTCAGATGGCTACTGCAACTGACTATGTTATTCTGCAGTATGCTAATATTATTGCTATTGAAGGTTAATAAGGAATAATAGTATGGCTGAAAAAGATTCAAGACTAACAAGGGCTGGTGTATCTGGTTTTAATAAACCTAAAAGAACACCTAATCACAAAACAAAAAGCCACGTAGTTGTTGCTAAGGTTGGTGATAAGATTAAGACTATTCATTTTGGTGCTCAAGGTGCTGTAGGTAGTCCTGACGGCTCTAAACGTAATGAAGCTTTTAAAGCCCGTCATGCATCCAATATTGCCAAAGGACCATTGTCTGCGGCATATTGGGCTAATAAGGTTAAATGGTAAACATATGTCACAAATAAATATCCCTCTCAGGGGAGAAGAAAAAGAACAATTTAAAAAATTAATTAAAACTCAACCAGTTAATAGGGTTTTAAATCCAAAAGAAAAAATCGGTGATAAAATTCCCAGAGATTTTAATCCCCGAAAGAGTTAGTCCTTGTGTCCTAAGAGAAGTTTACTTCTACTTTGTTGGCTACTAGCAGGGTGATTAAAGAATTAGTAGCACCATACAAGTCTTGTTGTAGACTTTGATTGATTGAATGTAAGAAGGGTCGTAGACACGACCGCTAAACCCAAGAAAGGTTTACAATGAGTGATACAAGTAGAGATGTCATCCGCTTTGTGGATAGATATAAAGATCCAGTAGGAGATAATGAACTCCTAGCTATGATCGAACAGGGTGTAATGAACTCTGTTGGTGACTTTCTAAACAGTTCCGACTTAGCTCGTGAACGACAGAAAGCTACATACGAATACGGTATGATGCCGATGTTTCACCTGACCCCTCAAGGTGCTTCACAGATTGTCTCTTCAGACACTGTAGAGGCTATTGAAGGATACACAGCTATTCTTGCTGAACTTATGTTTAACAACAATAAGATCGCAAGGTTTATTCCTGCTGGAACATCCCCTAAGGCTTTCCATGAGGCTAAAGTAGCTTCTGACCTTGTTAACTATGGAATCTTTAAACAGAATCCTGGTTGGGAAGTCTTAAATACATGGGTTAAATCAGCATTATTGTGGAAAAATAGTATTGTTAGATGGGAATATATTGAAGACTTTGATTATAAATTTGAAGAGTTTGATTCTATCAGCCAAGAAAACCTTGATCTCTTGTTATCAGAAGATGACACAGAAATTATTGGCGATCTTAAATATGAACAAGAATTAGACACCGATGAACAAGGTAATGCTGTATACAAGATGGTATACAAGGATGTTCGCCTTAAAAAGAAAAAGAACAAGACAAGAATCTTAATTAAAAATGTACACCCAGAATGTTTCCGTATTACACGGGATGCGCACTCACTTGATGATGCGGCATTTGTGGGTATCCAGATTGATATGACTCGATCTGAAGTTAGAAAGTTTTTCCCTGACATAGCAGAGAATATTGACTGGGACGCCATTGGAGACGGTAGCTATGATTGGGCTACCAAGTACACCGAAGAGCAAGCAGCTCGTAAGCGTCTAGTTGGTGAAGAGTACTGGCTTGGGGGAAATTCACGGGAGCTATTCCCGTCTGAAGCTAATCGACAACTCACTGTTATCGAGTGTTGGTTACGTGTAGACCGTGATGGTGATGGTATTGCAGAGCTAAAGCATTTTATTATTGCTGGTTCAACAATTCTTCTTGAAGAAGATTGTGATATGATTCCATTGGCGACTCTTTGTCCCTTTGAAGTACCACATGAATTCTTTGGTTTGTCTGTAGCAGATATGATTCGACCCATGACACTAGCCTCAACAGCTATCATGCGTGGATTTATTGAGAATGTTTACTTAACTAACTACTCACCTAAGCTTGCTGACCCTAACGTTGTTGACTTCAGTGCTCTACAGAACATGAAGCCTAAACAGATTATTGCCACAAACGGTAATCCAAACAATGCAGTGGCATCTATGACACCTGATACTATTAGTACAGGTACAGTACCTATTCTTGAACTATTACAAATGCACAAGGAACAGGCTACAGGTTTGTCTAAGGCGGCTCAAGGTCTTAACGATACACTATATGTATCAGGTAATTCAGAAGAAAAGATGCAACGGGCTATGTCTGCTGCACAGGTACGTATTCAATATATGGCTCGTAGATTTGCTGAAACAGGGTTCAAAAGACTCTGTGAAGGTATCTACAAGACAATGCGGGATAAATTGCGTGGTCAAGAAGTTGGTTACTATGATCAGAATGACTTGTTTAAGTCTGTTGATCCTGGTACGTTACCAAGTAACTTGATGCTCTATGTTGATGTTGATGTTGGTGAAAACAGTAACAGCAATATCATGAAGAAGATGAATGTAGTAGGACAACAAATTATTCCAGCACTGCAACAAGCAGGTGCAGGTGGAGCTGTTAGCCCACAAGCTGCAGTAACTATTGCTTGTAAAGCTTTAGAGTCTATGGATCTTGATCCTTTAGACTACCTTGTTGACTACACTGATCCTAAGTTCATTGAACAAGCAATGAAGTCAAGAGAAGGTGAAATGCAAGCTGGTGAAAAGCAGAAACAACTTGAAGAACAAGTTAAGATGATTGACATAGCACAGAGACAAGCAACTCTTGATCTCACTAATGTACAAGCTAAAAATGCCATGCAAGATAACACAAAACAACTTATGGTTGCGTTGGATAAGAGTTATCAAGAATGGGGTAAGCTATATATTCAGGCGGCTAAAGAAGGTGTTGAAATGCCTACTAAGCCTGATATTAAAGAACTCCTTGCAATGGCTAAGTCTTTCATTGATGCTGGTCCGCACAACGATGCAAGTGCGCCTCAAGGCAGTCAAGCACCACAACCACAGGGTGGACCTGCGGCTGCTGGTGAAAACCCAATGATGTAAACAATAACCTCCCTCAGAAATGGGGGAGTCTTTCTAGAAATAATTTATGGATAAATATCGAAGTGGCTTTGAAAAGAAGATTAAGCCAAAGATGAATCATGAGACAGGTGAATACAAAGTAGAACCTTTCCGTGAAGCCCAAGTCGCTCTTGGTCGTGCAGAGTTTGTTCAACGGGAACGTGAACAATTCTTTGGTGACGCATACAGCGAGATCTTAGCTGACCTTTTTGTTACGTGGTTGAAGACAGAACCTCATTGTTCTAAAGAACGAGAGTACCTGTATCATACTGCTATGGCATTAGGCAGTGTTAAAGAAAAACTAGTTGGTATCGAAATGTACGGTAATAACGTCAAATTCATCCAACAACAAAACAATACCCAAGAGGGGTCTGAGGAATAATATGAGTGATTTAGATAAAGCAAAAAATGTGCTTGAAAAAGCACGAGAAGAAATCCTACGTGAATTGGTCCAATGCGGGTCAAATGGCGGTGTAGGTCGAGCAGGAAATTATGCACCAACTTTTGTTAATCTAACAAATGCTATTGATGCAATCAATCGAATGATGGAACCATCTAAGAATGATTTTGCTGAACGTATGGCTGTAGCTAAAAAAGCTAAAGCTGAAGCCAAACAATAACGGACACAAAGGTAAAAGAATATGAATCTACCACATCTCTCTACCAGCACTCCAGCTTCTGAAATCAGTAGCCAGAGTTTTGATGACGGATCGAATAGTGCAGACTTGGAAGTGAAGAGCCTTGATGACATTCTACGTAATTCTCCAGCAGCAGAACTGTTGGGACTTAAAGAATCTCTACCAGAAGAAGGCAATGACGTCCCAAGTCCAGATGAAGTATCGGAAGAAGAAGCCCAAAAAGAGAACGATACCGAGTCTGAAAATGACCTAGATGAAGAAGAAGAATCGAATGATTCAGAAGAAGATAATACAGATGAGGATGATACGTCTACCCAAAATGCTGACTTACCTTCTGAAGATGATATCGATTGGGAATACAAAGTACCTGTCACAGTTGACGGTAAGACTGAGTATGTTACCCTAGAAGAAATCCGTAAGGGTTATTCTACTGATCAACATCTATCTCAAAAGGGGCGTGAACTAGGCGAACTGAAGAAACAGATCGACCAAGAACGAACAGAAAAGTTACAAGAAATTATTCAATTAGGTACAGTCATCAATGATGAACTTACTGCATTTGAATCTAGTCTTGCACAACAATATCATAAAGTCAAAGGCGAAAT